CTTAATAAAACAACTCAAAATACATGAAGGCTACAAGCCAAGAGTCTACAAATGCACAGCAGGAGTAGATACGATTGGAATTGGCTTTGCCATAAAAGACTTATATCTATCAGAAGAAGTCTGTGAGTTAATCCTTAAAGAAAAATTACAAATATTAGAAGATAGATTTATTGTGACCTATGATTGGTACGATGATGCACCACAAGAAGTTAAAAATACTTGCATCAATATGGCGTATCAATTAGGGTTTCGTGGGTTTAGTGCCTTTCGTAAAACAATAGCATACTTGGCAGACAAAGACTATAAATCTGCATCGGTTGAAATGCTTGATTCTAAATGGGCAAAACAAACTCCAAACAGAGCAAAAGAACTAAGTGAGATTATAAAATCTCTTTAGTTGTTTATATATACAACCATACATTAATTTATGATACAAGATAAACTGACAGGTAATAGCCTAGCTTGCCCAAACTGCTACAGTATTCAGCTAATCAGAAGTGGCTTTGAGCATGGAAAGCAGAGGTACAGGTGCAAGCGATGTGGTCATAGAAGTGTACACCCTATTACAGATATTGAGCTTTTAAAAGAAAATGTAAAGTATCGTAAAGAAAAACAAAAAGCTCAAGATTTAAACAGAGTAGAACGTAAGTCTTTTAGGGAACACGTTAGAATTGAAAACGCTGTAGAAGAATACAGCAAACAGTTAGTACAGCTTTTTGAAAAGAATAAGTTACACACGCATACTCAAAAGCATAAGGTCAAAAACAAAGCTGTTGGAGTAATACAATTTAGCGACCTTCACTTTAATGAATTAGTCGAACTCCAGAATAACAGATATGACTTTCAAGTTGCATCACAGCGATGCCAGCATTTTGTAAATAAGGCATCAGCGTACTTCAAGATGAATGATGTTAGCCAAGTTGTGGTGGCATTGACTGGTGACCTAATGAATAGTGATCGTCGCTTAGACGAATTGTTAAATCAGGCACAGAATCGAGCCAAAGCTACATTCTTATCAGTAGATATAATGCAGCAAGTTTTTTTAGACCTAAACAGAAACTTTAATTTAAGCATAGGTAGTGTGGTTGGTAACGAAGGTAGAGCCAATAAAGAGTTAGGCTGGAGTAGTAAAGTAGCTACAGATAATTATGATTATACCATAACTAATTGTTTGAAATACTTATTTAAAGACTCTGATATACATTTCATAGAGGGTGACCCATGCGAGTTAGTTGTAAATGTTGCAGGTCAGAATCTATTATTACTACATGGTCATGGTGCGATAGCAAAGGGAGAAGAAAGAGCTGTCAATCAACTCATAGGTAGATATGCCATGAAAGGTATACAGATAGACTATACAATATTTGGTCATGTTCATGCAGCAAGAGTTGGCGATACATTTGGAAGAAGTGCAAGTCTTGTAGGAGCAAATGATTACTCTGAAAAGGCTTTGAATCTCGGTGGTAGAGCAAGTCAAAATGCTTACATATTTTATAGTAATGGCAATCGAGATGGTATAAAAATAGACTTGCAAAATACAGATTGTAAAGGTTATAACATTGATAAGGCATTGGAGGCGTATAATGCAAAATCGGCTAAAAAAAGTAGTAAACAAGAAACCATCTTCAAGGTGGTCGTATAATACATCCTCGACTTTGCCTTCTCCATATTATACGATAGACAGATCTTGCACTACGCTTCCAGTTTTTCAGGAGAAAATTTATGTTAGATAGTATTAGACCATTGGTCGCAGGAGCAGGTGGAATGACAGTTACTTGGATGGAATGGCTGCCTGTCGTAGTTAGAGTGCTAGTAGGGCTAGCAACATTTATATATATATGTGTTAAGATTTATAAATTAGCCAAGAGCTAATGGATTTTTTACAGATTTTAGAACAGTATGGAATACCCATCTGTGTAGCAGTAGCATTTGGATTCTTTATCTGGAAACAAAACAAGTTCATACAAGATGAGCTTATGGAAGAACTAGATGAAAGATTCAAGAGGTTGGAAGCAATAGTGATAAAGCTAATTGACCAACAAAAAAAAATGCAGATTGAACAGAAAGGTATAGAAAAAAGCTACAAGTCTTTAGTTGATATAATATCAAGGCTTATGAGGTCAAGTAGTAAGAATCTTCGAGATAAGTTTATGAAGATACTGAAAGATGATTAATAGAAAACTTGAAATCAAACTACAGGCTTTAGAAGTAAGGATAAATGCTCAAGCCTTACATATTAGAAGATGCAAGAATGAGATAGCAAGTTTACGAGCAAAAGTACAAAGATTACAAAAGGAGAATGACAATGAAGTATCTTAAGATAGTATCACAAGTAATATGGAAAGCATTGATCACATTACTGCCAGCAGGATGGAAAAAACAACTTATAATGGCAGTCCTAGATTGGGCTGTAAAATCTACTAAGACAAAAGTAGATGATAAATTATTTAACGCAATCAAGAGCAAGCTCTAGTGAGTAAAGAAGTAAAAATACAAGGTAAGCTAGACAAACATTTAAAGCCATTACAAGTTGATGGTAAATCATTGCCTATAGAGGTAGCTGAAGATGATATTAGAATAAATCAAGAATTAGATGTCGAGGGTGATATAACTGCAAAAGGCAACCTCAATGTGCAAGGTAGCAGTATAAACTTTGAAAACAATGTAAGTTTCCTAACAGATACAGATAATATAATGTCTTGCTTAGTGGAGAATTTTCAATTTATAAATACTGATGGTGAATGCCAAGTTTTTATTTTTGGAGCAAGCAATCCTCAAATTACTTTTTTAGATTCTGTTTTAAATAGACATACTGTTGGAGTTACATCTAATGTTTTTACAATAGGTTCAGGAGTTGATTTGTCTGCACCGAAATTGCAAATAGATGGCAATGACGTTGAAATTACAGGAGATACAGAAACAAATATACTAAAACTAAGAGAGTTTGCTAATTCAGATTCTGATGAAGCAGGTCATGGACAACTTTGGGTAAAAAATGATACACCTAATAACTTATATTTTACAAATGATGCAGGTAATGATGTGCAGATAACTAATGGTGCATCTTTAGCAGGTGGAAGTTCAGGATTGAATCCTATAATAGCAAGTATGATTTTTGGGTAAGGAGAATAAATGTCAGCACCTAACTTAACAAGTATTTCAACAATAACAGCCAAATCTGCAATAATTGAGCTAACCACACTTGGTGCTACTGTATTGCAAAATGCAGCATCATCTAATAAAGTATTTAAAGTATCAAGTCTTATTATTTCTAATATAGATGGCACTAGTGCAGCAGATTTCACACTCAGAGTATCTAAAGCAGGTGGTGCAGCCTTTAATATGTTTCATACAGTAAGTGTTCCTGCTGATTCAGTTTTAGTAGCACTTGATAAAAATACAACTTTCTACTTAGAAGAAAATGACACATTCACAGGTATAGCAAGTGCAGATAGTGATTTATTAGCATTTATTGCTTATGAGGAAATAAGCTAATGTCAAGATATATTGGAGGCATAATACACCCTACAGCTCGATATAGAACTCAAACAAGTTCACAATCAAGAGGTGTATGGGATATGAAAGAACAATATCAACATAAAGCTAATGGTAATTGGCATAGTCCTCTTGAACTTTACCCTAATAATGCAGGGCAAAGAGTTCCTGTTACATTAATTACTGTTGCAGGTGGTAGTGCTGATAATGCAGATGCTTATTCAGTACATCATGAAGATTTTGATGCAGCTGCTGCTGTAAGAACAACAGGAAGATTATATTTTGCTATAAAGGTAACTGCAAGCACACCTTTTTTAAATGATTTTTGCATAAGTGCTGTTCAACTAACAAGTAATAATCATGCCACACAAGAACAAAATTTCAATTTTGACGATGTTTCAGAATATCAAAGTTGGCAGTATGCAACAGTAACAAATATAGGATTATCAGGCGATGGTTTTGAAAACTATACAGATATAATTGCAGCACCTAGTCAAAGTTTTGCATCTAATGTAAATGGAATTGCCAATGGTAGAATATCAAGAGCATCAGGTACAGGCTCAAGTGGTACAGGTGCAGCAGATGGTACAGCTGATTCAGGCTCTACTATATTCTCTGGAACAACTACTGTTGCACAATCATCATCAACATCTTTTATGTTTACAGAAGCATCAGGAAATCAATCACTTACTTCTAATAAATGGTTTTGGACTAGAAGCCCTGAAATTACATTAAATGGCGAATCCAATAAAAATTTAGCAATAGTTTATCATGCAGCTTCTCCATCAGGAACAGGTATGACAGATGCAGCAGATGAGCCTTTATTTAGATGGTGGTGGGCAGCATGATTGCAGTAAAAGACATAACAACATCTACATCAACAGTTGATGGCAATGAAAAAATTAGTATTGATTTTACAAATTTATCAAGTGTAAGTGTAGGAGATACATTTAGTTTAAATGCTTTTGGTAATGAATTAGAAACAAGTTCAATAGGTGCAAGCACAACAGAATTATGGATAGATTGGGTTGCAGCCAATTATAATGTAAAAGCTAATAATAGCACAGCAACAAGAAACAATAAAGTATTAGAAATTTTAGCAAGTGATTCATCTGAATCTAACTTAATAATAGATACAGGTAATACAGGAGAATAAATGGCACTTACAAACAAAACAATAGCTAGTTCTTATGGAGATATACTACAGGTAGATAACAATGGTAGTGGAAGAACAGCGAATGGTACTAATATAAAAGATGGCTTGGGTAATTCAACCTCACTTACATTAGGCAGCAACAAAGCACATATAAAGCCTTCTAGTGACCAGACAGATGCTTTTTTAGTAGA